GGTCCAATAGGACCCTGCGGTCCAGTGGGACCAATTGGACCAATTGGACCGATGGGACCTTGTGGCCCGATAGGTCCGATGGGGCCAATGGGTCCTATAGGACCCTGTGGGCCGATAGGTCCTATTGGTCCGATTGGTCCAATAGGACCTTGTGGTCCCGTAGGACCTGTCGGACCTGGTGTTAATGATATTGTATTTGCGTAGTTGAATGCAGCATTAGCTTGATTGTATGCTGCGTTAATAACTGGAGTTAAATTTTCACCAATTACGATTCTATCGAGTGTTGTGTTTGTTGAGAGTGTTATACCATTACTAGACTGGATCGTTAAGATTTCTGTCGGCGTTGTTGGTATGAGTAGAGTTCCATTTACATTAATAGTTTCATATTGATTTGCTGTGTAAATGGATTTAACTTGATCAAGGTCATTTTTATAATACAGTTTACCATCGGCGTAATTGAGTGCCAATTCACCGTATGTTATAGAAGATGTATCAGGAACATTACCAGTGTTTGATGATCTTTTTAACTGTATTGTTGTATTTGACATTAAAATTTACCCGCATCTTTTACTGTATTTAAAGATTCGTCGTTTTCTTGGAAAATAAATTCAGAAAGTATTTGCTGCTTGTCTTTTTTAGAGTTTCGTACAATAAACTTCGGATCATTTTTCGAATTCAATTTTTCAATTTGCTTTTTCAAATTTTCAATCTCAATATTTTTTTCATCCAACTCTTGCATGAGGCTTTTATTTTTAGTTCTTTCTATAGACAATTCATTTTTAAATGTGTCTACATGCTGAACGGATTTTTTTAATTCATTATTCTCTATAGATGAAACTTCTTTTTGTCTTCTTGCTTCATTTAGTTGATTCTTCAAATCATTAATTTGATTTTGATGTTCAGTTCTCATTGAAACGATTAAATCTTCTAACTTTTTTAATTCTAGTAAATCATCCTCTAAGACTTTTTTTTCGGCCTGAATGACTAGATTTTTATTGATCGCTTCGCTAACTGTAGAATTCAATAAACTGATGTAATAATTTATAAATTTTTCTTTGTTCAAGATGAAACTCCTTTCACGACAATTTAATTATTTAGAAAGTACCTCCATCTAAACCACCAAATTTAACTCCATCAGTTCTATATTGTAATACTTGACCAGCTGAAGGTGCATTCGAAACACCGAGTGTGCCAGAGCCTGAACCAAATAGAACTGCATTTGCAGTTACACTTGTTAGACCTGTGCCGCCGAAAGTAACCGGAAGAGCAAATGATTCGCCTAGAACTTGTGTTCCATTGATGTATAATGATGAAACGTTAGCAGAACCGTTTACATCTAATGCATATGTATAGACTGCACCAGTTGTTTTGTTGATAGCCCAAGTAGACGGACCAGTTTGCGAATTGTTTTGTCTAGAAATATAACCAACAATATTCGAAGCAGCAACAGCACCGATGTGTAAGTAAATAGCACCGATTGTATCGTTTGTTGTATTTGCTTCAGCAGTACCTATCCACAAGTTGCCTAGACCCTGACCGGTATTACCAGCTACGTACAGATAACCGTCATTTGGTTTATGGAAGCCATCATATGTGTAGCCACCACCAGCAATACCCATGTCGATATAGCCGGTAGAGTCAGTGCCATTGTCTGCTGTTGCTATCCAGTCAGAAGAGCCTTCGTTGTTAATGTTTTGTATATTGTTCTGTACATAGTCACTGCTTGAACCAGTTGCCTGATACATCGTGTTCGGTAGTGGTGTATAAGCTGTATAACCAACAGACAATGTTGTGTTTGATGTGTCGAAATTAAATAGTGAATTCGCTTGAAATCTTGTGTTGCCTGATGTATCATCAGACAGCATAATGAAGTGTCTGTCATTTCCAGAACCAGTTGAATTCAGTATGTTTCCATAATAAGAAACGTTAGCAACGTTAGCTAACTGAACGTTTGAAGCAACAATCAATTGATTCGTTATAATTGTGCTATTAGCAGTCAGTGATGCTACGTTTGTATGTCCGGATACTTCGAGTGTGCCTGCATGTAAACCATTCGTTACAGATGCAGCGTTTAGTGTTGTAGTTCCACCAATCGATTGACCACCGCCTGTGTCTACGATATCATAATTTGTGCCGATTGCTTTATCGAGTTGCCATTTATCTGTTGCTTCATTCCAAATGATTGCTGCATTGTCTGCTGAGCCACGATTGACAGTAATAAATGCATCGATGAGTGGAGAACCACTCGCATTTGCATTCATTACGATTTGATTATTGTCTACAAGTAATGTTTCAACGTTAGCGTAGGAAGTAGCACCTTTAACAACAAGATTGCCGGTAATTGTAACATCAGTGCCGTAGAAATCAGAAGTTGTCTTCGTGAATCTTGCAACTGTTGTGTTGTTTGCAACAAGAATTACCGAACCACCACCGTCTACAGAAGAAACGTGTACGTTTGAGTAGCCGCTTTGACCTATCGTGCCATCATAAATTGTATTCGATGATAGTGCATTGATTCTTGAATCTAAGTATGTCTTGTTAACAGCATCAGTTCCATTTGAAGCAGCATCTACGATAGTTGCCATTCTAAATGAAACATTTCCGGATACATCTCTTCGAACAAGTGTATTAGATGAATTTGAAGATGTTGCACCGTCAATTAAATCAACGTAGTATTTTCCGCCAATTGTAACTACATCGTTAGTGTTATTACCAATGAATAATTTTTGCGATACGAATGAATACGCTTGTTCACCGGGGTTTAATGTTGTAGGTAAAGATGTTGTATCAGAACGTAGTATCTGAATAATTGTATTTGTAGCTCCAGCCATTTTAGAATGTGCCTCCGTTTAAGCGTGGTACATTCTGTACCACAAATTTATCTATGTTATCATCATATGTTAATACCGATAAATTGTTCTCTGTATTTTGAAATACAACATCAGCGGCATCAGAAACGCTAAAAGATGCACCTGCCGCAGAATATTGAATTGTTCTAACTCTAGTTGCGGGATTAGTATTCACTCGCACATTGACAGTGCGAGTGGTGCCGACTGTGACTTTCGAAACGGAAGCCATTTATTTTTCCTATTGTTTCGTTACTTGTGGTGATACGTTCACAATGCCTTCAAGCACTCTTGTTCTCGATGATGCATTAGTAATATAAACATCGTAAACATATCTGCCCGCATTTATGTTCGCAGTGTTTGCTGAATCAAGTGTCAATGTAATTATTCCGAGAGCAGCATTAGCACCAGTACTAACACTAAATGTTGCAGAGACATTTGTTGAATAGTAAGATTTTCTCATCTGAGATGATGCTGAATAATTTACAAGATTAAATGATGATCCACCAACATCATCTAAGCTAACTGACATATTAAAGTCAGCACCTTGCTCAAGAAATAACTCTGTATATCCTGCTGGCATATTTTATTCCGTCTGTTTAAATGTATTTATTGTTTATTTTTCAGTTCATCAATTTCTTTTTTCAAGTCTTTAATCGCTTCAATTAATACACCGACAATGTTACCATATGCAACTGCAAGATATTCTGAATTATTTTCTTTATTAACAACTTCAGGTAGATGTTTCTGCACTTCTTGAGCGATTACACCGATACCGTTTCTACCGTCTTTCTCGAAACGAACACCTCTCAGTTTCTCAACAATCGAAAGTGCGTTATCAATTGTTTGAATGTTTCTCTTCAATCTTTCGTCAGAAGATGCAGTAACGTTACCTGGAACAGCCAGGTCGCCAGTAGATGCATTGAAGGTAAATCCTGTTGTTCTCACTCTAGCAGTTTCATTTGCACCTGCAGAACCAATGAACACTGGATAGTATGTCGTACCTGTTGTAGTTTGTGTCGCATTAATTGTTGTTGAAGGACCTGCTGGACCAATCGGACCAATCGGACCGATAGGACCTTGAGGGCCAGTAGCGCCAACACCAATTGGACCGATCGGACCGATTGGACCTTGTGGTCCAGTAGGTCCAATTGGACCGATTGGTCCTTGTGGTCCCGTAGCACCAATATCACCAGTTCTATAGAATGTTAGAACACACTCTTCTGCTAGGCTAGGAGATGTTCCTGAAACGTAAACAACGCCAAGTTTTCTATATCCTGAGACTGTTGTTACGCTAGTTAATCTGAATATTGCGAAAGTTGTGTCGGAATTTACATTCGAATTGATCGATAAAAATCCCTTAACTGTAGTTGTCGAATCATCCCAACTGTCAATGTATGCAGAAACATCAACGTTGTTTATGTCCAAAATGTCGATGTTTATTTCAGTTACAGATGAAATCACTGACTGATTAAATAGGAATTTACCAGGTGTTGGGTCTTGATCTACGTTGATGTTGTCGAAGTTGTAACGCAGACCTGCATTTTCGCCCTGTGGTCCCTGAGGTCCTGTTGGTCCAATTGGACCTATTGGGCCTATAGGACCGATTGGACCTTGTGGACCAATTGGGCCGATTGGACCAATAGGACCTTGTGGTCCACTAGGACCCTGTGGTCCAGTAGCTCCTCTTGGTCCAATGGGTCCGATAGGACCGATTGGACCCTGTGGTCCCGATGCGCCAATTGGACCAATAGGTCCAATTGGACCTATTGGTCCTTGTGGACCAATTGGTCCGATAGGTCCGATAGGTCCCTGTGGACCAATTGGACCGATAGGACCTTGAGGACCAGATGCGCCAATTGGACCGATAGGTCCGATAGGACCAATTGGTCCCTGTGGTCCTGATGCGCCAATTGGACCGATAGGTCCCTGTGGACCAATGGGTCCGATAGGTCCGATTGGACCTTGTGGACCGATAGGACCAATTGGACCGATAGGACCTTGAGGACCAGATGCGCCAATTGGACCGATAGGTCCCTGTGGACCAATGGGTCCGATAGGTCCAATTGGTCCTTGTGGTCCTGTGGAACCAGTCAAACCAATAGGTCCAATTGGACCCTGCGGACCAGATTCGCCTATTGGACCAATAGGACCAATAGGACCTTGAGGACCAGATGCACCGATTGGACCGATCGGTCCAATTGGACCGATAGGGCCGATAGGACCCTGTGGACCTGTTGGTCCCGTTGGACCGTTTAAAACACCTATATCTTTAGTTGTAATTATTTGATAATATGTGTTTACTTTTACAGGATCCGTTTCATCAGTTGCTCTAATTTTCCACTTACGATCTGAATTGTCAAATTGTATGTAAGCATTTGGTGTGAAAGTGAGTGCGCTATGTTCACCTCTATTCACACCGAGGCGAGCAGCTTGTGAACCGGTTATAGGCACTTCACCGTATAATACGAAATCGGAAGAATTGTAAACAATGTCGCCTTCTATTACATAATTTCCTTCTACATTTAAGTCGCCCTTAATTGTAGTTGTGCCGCCAATATCGACTGAAGTATTTACAAACAGTTGATTTAAGTTAGCGTTTGTCGCGTATAGTCTAGCAGTTGTTACATGATTGTTAGAATTCAATGAAGCAACATAAGAATTGCTGCTTGTGTATAGAATAGTTGTATTTACAATTGTGTTTGAAGTGATGCTGTTAACATTTAAAGAACCACTTATGTTTGCGGAACCAGCATTCAATGCTGTGTTAGCCGTTATCACATCACCAAGAACTCTTGTAACAGCAGATAATGTTCCCACGTTAGATGTGTTAGCCTGCATTGTAGATACAATGTTAGCCGTCACTGCATTCAAAGCGGAGTTAGATGTTAATGTTCCTGCAAGAACTCTTGTTACAGCAGATAATGTTCCAACGTTAGCTGTGTTAGCCTGCATTGTAGATACAATGTTAGCCGTCACTGCATTCAAAGCGGAGTTAGATGTCAGAGTGCCAGCAAGCACAACACCAACAACGTTAGCTGAACCCGCATTCAAGTCTGTGTTAGCAGTCAATACACCAGAAACAACTCTTGTGACAGCGGACAGTGTGCCCACGTTCGCAGTATTAGCCTGCATCGTAGACACAATGTTAGCTGTAACTGCATTCAATGCTGAGTTAGATGTTAATGTTCCTGCAAGTACAGTACCGACAACGTTTGCAAAACCTGCATTCAAATCAGTATTAGCCGTTAAAACTCCAGAAACAACTCTTGTTACTGCGGACAGCGTTCCAACATTTCCGGTATTAGCTTGCATTGTTGATACAATGTTAGCTGTCACTGCATTCAAAGAGGAGTTGGATGTTAACGTTCCCGCAAGGACAACACCAACAACGTTTGCTGAGCCAGCATTTAGTTGTGTATTCGCAGTTAAAGTACCTGTCAATAAGCTTGTATTTGCAACAAGTACACCAATTCTGCCCGAAGCGGCATCGATACCACCAATGACATTGGCTGAACCAACGTTAAGTTGCGTGTTAGCAGTAACTGTTCCGGATAATAGGCTTGTGTTAGCTACAAGTATACCAATTCTACCCGATGCTGCATCAATGCCATTGATAACGTTGGCAGAGCCAACATTCAGTTGTGTATTCGCAGTTAGAATGCCTGTCAATAAGCTTGTATTAGCAACAAGAACACCAATTCTACCTGAAGCAGCATCGATACCACCAATGACATTCGCAGAACCAACGTTTAATTGTGTGTTTGCAGTAACTGTTCCAGAGAGTAGGCTTGTATTGGCTACAAGAACACCGATTCTTCCGGACGCAGCATCAATGCCACCAATAACATTCGCTGAACCGACGTTAAGTTGTGTGTTGGCGGTAATTGTACCACCCAATAAGCTTGTGTTAGCAACAAGAACACCGATTCTACCAGAAGCTGCATCAATACCATTGATAACGTTGGCTGAACCCACATTTAATTGTGTATTCGCAGTTAAAGTTCCTGTTAATAAGCTTGTATTGGCTACAAGAAGACCGATTCTACCCGAAGCTGCATCAATGCCATTGATAACGTTAGCAGAGCCAACATTCAATTGTGTATTAGCGGTAATTGTACCACCCAATAAGCTTGTGTTAGCAACAAGAACACCGATTCTACCAGAAGCTGCATCAATGCCGCCAATGACATTTGCTGAACCCACATTTAATTGTGTATTCGCAGTTAAAGTTCCTGTTAATAAGCTTGTATTGGCAACTAAAATACCAATTCGTCCTGAAGCTGCATCAATACCACCAATGACATTTGCAGAACCCACATTTAATTGTGTATTAGCGGTAATTGTACCACTCAATAAGCTTGTATTGGCTACAAGAAGACCGATTCTACCCGAAGCTGCATCAATACCGCCAATGACATTTGCTGAGCCGACATTCAATTGGCCATTGGCTGTTAAAGTTTCTCCAATGACTCTTGTGACAGCAGATAATGTTCCAACATTAACTGTATTTGCTTGTGCTAAACCTACTATGTTTGCTGATCCAGCATTTAATGCAGTATTAGCGGTAATTGTACCACCCAATAAGCTTGTGTTAGCTACAAGTACGCCAATTCTACCTGATGTTGCATCAATACCATTGATAACGTTAGCAGAGCCGACATTCAATTGGCCATTGGCTGTTAAAGTTTCTCCAATGACTCTTGTGACAGCAGATAATGTTCCAACGTTTCCTGTGTTAGCTTGTATTGTAGATACAATATTGGCAGTAACTGCATTTAAAGCAGAATTTGAAGTCAAAGTACCGCCAAGAATTGTTCCAACAACATTTGCGAAACCTGCATTTAGATTTGTGTTTGCCGTCAATACACCAGAAACAACTCTTGTGAATGCGGATAATGTTCCGACGTTAGCTGTGTTAGCCTGCATTGTGCCAACAACGTTAGCACTTGCTGCATTAAGAGCACCATTCGATGTAAGTGTGTCTGAGAATAGCGAAGTTGAATAAACTACAGGTGATACAATATAAGAGTTCGCATTTACGCCAAGTGTGCGAATGTTAGACGACACTGTTAGTGTGCTTCCAAGAGCAACTGCTCCGGAGAGAACAGAAAGATTTGCTACGTTTAAGCCGATACCTGCACCTAACACATTCAGATTTGCTACGTTTGCCATTCCTGCGACAGCAAGCCCAGCAACTCCTGCTTGTGTGTTTGTTGCGAGAATTGAGCCTTGAACTGTGAGAATATTTTGAACGAGTGCGGATGAACCCGTACCTGAAACAGTAAATGTACCTTGCACTAAAGCATTATTTGCTACTTGAAGACCAGTTCCACTTGAATTAATGATGAATGAACCAGTATTTTTGGTGTAGTTGTTTGCACCAATATCATTGACTTCTGCTAGAACAGAATTTGTTGTAACTAGCCAGTCGCCGAAAGTATTTGCATAATTTAGTGGAGTGATTGGATTAGCCATTTGTGCCTTTTCCTAATAATTGTACCAATAGTTTTTTTATTTCGTCCATATCGTTTTTGATTGAAGAAACTTCAATACGAATATTATTTATTTCTTCTTTTTGACTCTTTAATATTTTAGATTTCATCAAGTAATCTTCTCTGGCACTTGAATCATTATTGATAAGTGCCATCGAATTTGTGTCTCTAACATACTTTGAATCTTTCACATTCACAAACATATTATTGTCCTGAAGGTAGCGCAAGAACTCTTAGGTCATATAGAACTGGTGTTCTTCCGGAATCTGCAGTTGCAAGTACAATCTTAATAGCGAACTGACTAAATTGTGTATAAGTAACACCGCTAGTGCTTGTATAACTTATTGAATTGTCGGCATTACCGTTTGAACCTGGTGCTGATACATATTCTTTCACATCAGTTCTGATTGTTGAATATGAAGATCCGCCTGGGTTTATTTCAGTCATCAACTGCCAGTTTTGATCTTCAAATTTTTCAGTATCATTTCGATTCAGTATCTTGTAATATACAAGAATTCTTGAACCGACTGGTTTGTAAGCAGTGTAGTAAACTCTCAAGTCGCCAGAATCATTCTCAGGTGTTAATACAACTTTCTTAGTAATGTAACGACAAACTCCGTTACCATCTCTCGCTGAAGTTTCACCAGAGATCGTTGCAGTTGCACTATAGCCACCGCCGTTTGCTGCGATTGTCAGTGTAGGTGTTTGAATATAGCCTGAGCCTGGTGTTGTCACATTGATCTTGTCTACAATGTAACCACCAGAACCGTTTGACACAACGTTTGCTGTAGCGTATGCTTGTGTGCCGCCGAGTCCAGTTGGTGCTGAAATTGTAACTGCAGGTGGCGTGCTTGTATACACGGCAGTTACACCTGCTGTATTTCCGCTTGTCACTGTAATATCAGTGTTTGTCACAGGCATATCATTGATTACATTTCGAATTGCATAGAGTGAAGTACCATCATCAGTTATGACAGGAGAAACATATTGATTTGTTGTTGTCAATCTTGCTGTCAAAATAAATGAAGAACTTGAATTCGAATCAAGAACACGAGAACCTTTACCGTCATCAAAGTAAATGTTATCACTCATAGAGGTTGCATATTTACCAGGAATAATTTCTTTTGTTGAATCGGAAGAAAAGTCTGAGTAAATTGTAGGTCTATAAGTATAGTTGATCTTCGTGTCTGTTGGTTCGAAATCAACGACAGACACATTCAATGCATCATACGGTAAATCTTTCAAGAAGTATGTGCTATCAGTTGATGATAATGTATTCGAAGCAACGTTTGCGTAATATTCGATGTCACTGTTCACTAGTTTTCTCAAAGGTATCTTTCTAGGTACAATGAAATCAACTGTTGGTTCAGCAGAAGTTGTGAACACGCAATTATCGATTACAAACATCAAACTCTTTGCTTGTTCTGCTGTCCACGCAATACCGTTTTGTGATTCGAACAGCGTACCAACGTAAGGTGATGCACCGATTTTTGTTATCGTTGATGGTGTTGGATCTGTCGGTAAATTCTTAACAGAAGATGCAACTGCAACTGAATTTTGTTTTGCAACCCAAACAACATAATCGGGTGATGTTGTCTGTAGAATGAATGCATACAAGTTGCCTGATCTGATATAGACAGGTGCATTGAATACAAACTCAGTGTATGTTGAACTATCAAGATAATGTGGTGTAGTAGATGCGTTTATTTCACCAACTGTCTTGACAACTAAACTGTTATCTAATACTTCACCGTTAGGGTATCCGTTCAGTGTACCAGTTACAAAGAATTTAACCGGTGGCGCAGAAGCAGATGATGGTTTGTTTCTGAAGAACACTTTGATCGAACGAAGGAACGCACCGTTTGGATATGTTTCCTGATCGATCATGAACGTCTGTGCAACAGGGTCAACAGTTGTTACTGTCTGACTAATGATTTGATTAAATCTCTGTTCAGTTGAAACGAATACTGATCCTTTTGCCGCAGCTTGAACTGAACCACCGAAGTTTACGTTCACACTCTTTGTAGCAAGAGAACTTGCTGTGAAAATACCCTCAGAAACTGTTGTTGCAGAATCTGGATTCGCATCCGTTGTTCTGTTGTCGATGCGTAGAACTTTATCACCAGTTCTGAAAGTGCCTCCAGGTAATTGGAAAATCGCACTGAAGTTGCCATTTTCATCAGTCGAAAGTCTTGGCGCAACATCTAAAGTTGAACTTTGTGAAAGAAGATAAGTTGAACCTGAGATTGAGTATTTTGAACCAATTAGAACTGTTGGACTATCAGGCTGTGTTCTATTTGAACCAGATGAAATGCCGACAGCAGAACTTAATGTTGCAACTTTTGTTGTACCATCATATGCTGTGATAGTTGCGGTGAAAGTTTCTGTCCATGTTTCATAACTGGTTTCTGTGCCAAAAATATCTTGACTGCCCCAGCAATTCCATTCATCACAAAAGTCGGGTGTTGTTCCAATTTTAATACGTTTAGTTATTAGCTTCTGATTTACTGTTGTAATACGAATAGTTGAACCAACGTAGAATGATGTAGTTGATGATGAGAGTGGGCATAGAGTGATTGCTGTAGCACCGGTTCTATATGTACCACCACCTGGCAATGTTGCAGTTGAACCACCAGAAGAGCCTTTAACTTCACCACTCATCGAGATAACTCTGAGTGCGCTATTTGTATAAGTTCCGAATGCTGTGTTTCCAGTGTATACACCATTTTGATTGAATCTAGCATTCTGTAAATTGTTTGTTGAACTATATGTAATAGTATTTGCATCAGAAGAAACATACAGTCTCACAGTTGTTGGTGATGTTTTTGTTGCACCGACAACACGTCCAGTAGGATAGAATGTTCCAGAAGAATAGAAACCAATCACATCATCTTCTTCGAAAGTACCATTCACATTTGTCAGATTGATAATGTTTGGTTGTACAAGATATTGATTTACATTTTCACCATCAAAGAACACAGAAACTGGTGTATTGATCTTCATACCCTTCGCACGAAGAATTAAATTCTGCGCTCTGATGTATGGTTGCACAGAGACATCAGTAATGAAATTACCAGTGATAGATGTTACTTGATCATAATTTCCAGAAACGGTTTGTCTCTCTTGATTCGTGTATACTGTAGTAGTAACTTGGCGACCTGACGATTCTTCAATAGTTCTTTGTGTTCCTGCGATTGTTCCCCAATCACCAGTTGAAAGAACATTCAGTGTGTTGCCCTGTCTGAAAAGAGTTGTTTGTGGATTTACAATTAGAATATCAGGTTCTCTTCCCGTAGAAACCCACATGTCCATTGGTGGGTTAATTTCAAGAACACCTTCTTGAATATCTACAGCGAATGGATTCAAGCTGACAGTATCACTTGCCAATTTCTGCACTGCTAGATTTGCACTTGAGTATGGCAGTGTGATAATTGCAGATGTTCCACCGCTAGTTGTGTGATAACGATAAGATAGACTTGTTTGTGCAGACTCTGCTAACTTACCGAAAGCATTGAAACCGTCTTTCGGGAATAGTGGCGCATTCAATACAAAATCTTGTGCAGTCATGAATGTTAGGCGCTTGTTGATTTTTGCAGCAAAGTCTTCATTCTCTGCGTCTGCAGTCGAGAAACCTGTGAAGTTGTCAACAAGAATACCATTCTTGAAACGATTCAAGCCGTTAGAATCTGGCACTTGCAACTCAGCAGCCTGTTTTTCAAGTAGGCTGAGTGATGTATAGTATTCAATATTGTTGATTCTTGTTTCAAGAGAAGAGATGTCCTGCATTCTCCAGCGACGATGTTGAATCTTATTCAAACTGATGTTCGGTAGATACTTCGTTGTTTCTTCCGGCAAGTAAGATGTGTATGGATCGAGTGTTATTTGTGCCAGTAGTAAACTACCATCTGGTTGCAGCGGGAACGAAGGCGCATTACTTGATTTACCTTGAATCAATTTGAATTGATTGTCCTTTGTCAACGCAACAATATCATTTCTACCCAAGTAATGTGAATAATCGGAGATAAATGTTCCAGAATCCACAGGTATCAATGCACCATCAATCGATGGTGTTGAAGTAGAGTATCTAAATTGTAGTGTTGCTGTTGCATTTACTGTTGACAATCTGAAGTCTATACAATCTCTTAGGTTGTAAGTCTGTCCAGAAATCTTTGCTGTATAAGAACCAATGTCAGAGTAATTTTCCGGTGATGTAGAAACACCACCTGCACCAGCACTTTGATATGAATTGATACAGAAATAACCGTCGCCACCAGTGTGTTGATAGTAGTTCAAGACAACAAGTAGATTGCCTCTTGGCTGTGGTGCTCCACGTTTCAATGTAATCGAAGCGTGACCATAGTATGTGTCGTTCTGACCGTTGTCGAACAAGAAGTTATTTGTCACATCGTATGCAGAACTAGATAGCATCGCATCTGTTGCTGCAGTTGTTGGTGCGCCAGTATCAATAATCTTCACAATGTTTTTCACATCAGATATGTAAAGTGACTGTGCATTTCCTGGTGTAACTAGTGTTGTTGATGGGTAGTACACTTGACCTTGAGCAAGATCGACTTTAACGCCACCAACATCAGTGCCAGTCAAGTTTACATTTGCTGTATTTCCACTGATTAAATTCTTTGCTTTAAGAGCAAGTGCTGTTGTTCCAGCATTCGTAATTGCTGTTCTTGCGAGAATTGTTCCAGTGAATGTAGCTGTGCCAGTTGTATCTAATGTTGCAATTTTCTTTGTTGAGTCAAGTGCAATTGTGTTTGCACTTGTAAAGTTAACTGGTTGGCCAGAGGTAAGCCCAGATGAACCGGGTGCTGTTGCAATTACCAACCAGTTGTTTCTCGCTTCTGTTGATGATTGTGTAGCACTTGCAGTACCAACAAAAGTAACATCACCAGTCAATGTGAATTGTGCTACACCTGATGAGAAACTTACATCACGCAGCATTTTCCATGAGTTGTATGTTTGATCACTTAAGTTCTTAACGTAATCATAACCGACTGGGAAAATTAATTCCGGTGATGTTGGATTTGTAAGCACTGTTGGCAGTATGCTCACACCACTTACGATACCGTCTGTCTTGCTTGAAGGGTCAACACCCGCAGAAGCAGAACGATTAAAGCCGCTAGATGTAGGAGCAACCATCATGTTGTAGTTCTCAACACCAAAACGAATCGTAACATTTGATGTTGTATCTGGTATCACTGTGAATGCGACATCAACTGTTGCAGTTTTAGTACCACCATTGTAAGCAACAATCTTACGACGATCACCTGCCGATGTACCAGAATCAATAGTTACTGTTGCGCCGTAGTATGCATTTGCAACAGAAGAGAATTTACCATTAGTATCGAATAGTTGAATTGTAGTTGTTGTTCCTGTTGCTGCTGCGTTTGTGCTTAGTGTAGAGTTCTTAAACTCTGAGAGATAAGCCTTGTAAACATATGATTGTGTATTTGCAGCATCAGATGCTGTTTCATATTCCAGACCGCGCAAATAAGCAGAGCCTGCTTTAGTTGAATTATAAGTTGTGCTATTTGTTGTTACAATCGATGAGTTTACATTGATAGTGTGGAAGTCAACAAGTATAACCTTCGTTGCATCAAAAGCACCAGAGATATTGTTTACGTAGATGTAGTTGCCATAATCTGTTGTTAGATTATTGTTGTTCAGTGTTTCATACTCTCTTGCTCTTGGTGCTTCAAGAGTAATATCACGCACAGATTCTACTTTATAACCCTTGATATATGCTGAACCCGGTCCAATTTGAAGCTTATAAGTATCTACGTTTGCTGTGTTTGCTTTCGGAACTAATTTGAAATCAGTGACAATAAAGTCACCATTAGTATCGTATGTTCTCTTTGCAATGTAGTCATCAATCGTAGCATATACTGTTCCGTTTACTAGACGTTGAACAATACCGTTAGTGATTCTAACAAGTTCAATGAAGTTTGAATCAGCACCTGGTGACAGAGGTAAAGTTGTTAGTGATAGTTTAATCGTGTATCGATCAGCACCTGGTGCCTGATAGTTAGTAGCACCAATTGCTGGATCTAATAGCGAAGGATCTGTGACATAATCAGTTACATATTCAGAGATGTCAAGACCAACTCTTCTTGTTGGTGTATTGCCATATTTCTGCACAACGATTGTTTGTGGTTGCACAGAAACGAAATTGCCGATAGAATATCTAGAGTATGTTCCGTCATCGTTTTGTACTGATGAGAATGAGTAACCGTTAACGATGTAGAAAACACCTTCAGAAATCGAAGCTGTCGTTGCAAAGCCAGTAAAATCTGTAGGTGCAATTTGAGCGGTTGTTCCTGAACTAGAAAGAATTAAATCGCCAGCAGAGAACTTAGAACCAGAAAGATATGTTATGAATAGAGTAGGAGGATCACCAGAAACTGCTTCTTCTGTTGCTACAACTTTAGCGAAAACTGTTCCATCCGTATTTGTAATAATTTCATTTTGAAAATCTTCAGCAACGATATCGTTATCATTATACGTCGCATTTAACTTCAGATATGTCGAACGATTATTGATCGTGACTTGACCACCAGTCACAGGTGTATTTTGCTTAAAGATGTGATCTGCAAATTTAGAAACTTGGTCTTGCAGAATTGTCTGTGCTTGTGTTAGTTCGCGAGCTTGAACGGCACGACCAGGCTTAAAAAGAATCCTGTGAAAATTTTTATTCGGATCAAAATCATCGTAATAAGGATCGACGTTGAAGTTTAGCATTTTTATCCTTTAAAAACTTAAAACCAGTTTAAATTGTTCAGAACCATCGGCATTTCTTTGAACTGGTGCTCGATTGACTAAGTATGTTAGATAACCAGAATTCTTAATGAATGTTGGTGTTTGTTGTTGCAATAAAACTCTTGCTGTACCGCTTGTTTGACCGTAAAGAACAGTATCTTCTAATGCAGTTCCGTATGTATTTATCAGTTTAACTATATTAAAAGTACTATCAAAACTCAAAACTCTAGCACTAAATGTCGCACCTAAAATAGAACCGTTCGCAGACTGATAGATAATTTCATCTGGTGTATATGCACCGAAACCAGAAGACACTGTAAAATCAGTTGTTGTCTTATATATCTCAGCATTTGCTAGACCATATGTAACGCCGAAATAAGCGTATGGGTTTACTAAAATACCCAGTTGTCTATAGTCGATATCTGTTGGTATATTACCATTTTCATCAGTATCAAAAGTTGCAGTCAACATAATGTTTCTTGCACCCAATTCTGATATGGGGTTATAGCCGTGCCCACCGATAGGTGAAATTGGTGCAATTACATTTGCTCCTGAGCCGCTTGAAGATGTAATAGCAACGTTAGCAAAACTGTAGTTTGAACCAGTATTCGCTACGAGTATGTCTGTGATTACATTACCTGTCACAACAGCATTCGCTGTAGCAAAGTTACCGTCGCCCGTGATAGTTATAGTGATCGGTGCATTTGCTTCATCGTAACCAGTACCGCCGCTAATCACATTGATGACATCGATAGAACCTATACCAGACAAACTACCAACAGCATTTGGAACAGTATTTCCCGCAGGTACTGGCATCCAATTTTCATCCATGAATTTAATTTTCACACCCGCTGAAATCGTGTACATATACTTCCACTTATAATCATCAGCACCTTGGAAAATTTGATTCGCGTTGTAAGTTCCTGGTTCGAAATAAGGTTCAACAGTAGACGCAGCGCCGTTGTTATTCCATAGGCATTTGAAAACTTGATCGAATCTATTTTTTATGTAGAATTTTCTAACTAAGTAACCTTCTGCATTAAGTTCAAACATATTGGTCGTGTCTGAATAATAATCGTAGACAGTGCCAGTTTGCCAATTTATTCGCTGAATCACTGGTGTCATATCGTTCGTCGTTATTTTCTTTGCGACAAACATGTTTTTAAATACGTTTTTAATGTATCTTTGTGTTTGTTCTGGTGTAGGCGGAACTTCTTCTGTTTCCCATGGCTCAACTTGTGATAGGAAACAATAGAGTGTGCCTAAAATTTTGCCAGTCGAACCGACTGTTGAACTCGGAGCATTGTAGTTCAGTAGAGTGTTATAAACACCAGAATTGTAAGTAAGAATACCTGTATTAGATGCCATACTAAATCCCGTTAAGCAGTAATAGAAACGAATGTGTTTGCTTGATCACCATCAATACTGAAGTATCTCAGATAAGCACATGAGTTTGAAAGTATTGTGAATGTAGTTGCTTTAGAAGTTGAATTATTCGCTAAACAACCGTGCGTGATTGTTTTGTTTTGTGCGGCAGAGTTTGTAATCCACATCTCAACAACTTTACCGTAAACATAATTTGAAAGTGTGATCGTTAAGTTATCTGTTATATTGAATTTAACAAGATTATCTCTTTGAAAATCTAATGCAAAAGAAGTAATTGTGGAGAGTACATTCGGTGTATAAATGAATCCTTTTTCTGGCGCAACTGTTCCTGTAAACTCTACTGTATTAGCATTAAAAGAAGCAATTAGATTTACAACATTAGAACCATTGGGAACGTTGTAAAATAAAATTCTCGATCCGCGAGCCGAATCTGTATAGTTTTCTGTAGCAACGATATCGATACGTGCGACGCCTAGTGGTGCGAATCCTGTTGTGCCCCAACCGTTGCCAGCTAAACGCATTAAAACATCATTGTTTTGTGTTGCTGTTGGAGATGAAACTGTTCCACGCGCAGTGCGGCCTGCCACTATACCATAAGCTGAACCGTCAGTACTGAATGAATCGAAAATAATTCTAGAAGGTGTATTTGCTTTACCTGTAATATGAAGCATTGTTCCGGATTGCGACGGAGTTTGCACTGTTGCAGTGGCTTTAATCGTCATCGCAGATTCTGTTGCACCAAACGTTGAGTTCGCTAATGTAAATGTGCCATTAACGAAGCCATCGCCTGACATGTAAAAATCACCAGCAGTATAAACACCATTCGTGTTTGCAATTGCATTATTTGCTTTATCGAATGCTGCTTGTGTAAATAAATTTGCTGTAGCAATATTAGAACTAATTCTAGAATTGATCACCGAATTAGCACTTGTAGCATTAGCAGTTATTTCACCACGAAGGCTTGCTACATTAGCCGCAACTAGAGAATTGATTGATGGTGAATATATTCCTGACGACGAGATATAAGAAACGATATTGGCACTTTTTGTACCACCAACAATAAAATTAATTCTACCCGAAGATGAGGTTGTTCCTAATACTAAGTTGCCTTGAGCATCATTTGTGTTGACATATAGATAACCGTCATGTGCTTCTGTTGCTGAATAATCTGGATCACTATACGTCGAACCATTCAAACCTAAATCTAGAAAGTGTGTACCATCTGTTCCATCATCCGCTGTGACTACGAAATCACCAGAGCCATCACTGTCTTGATTTCGTAGTGCTACTTGTAAATACTGTGTAGAATTTCCGGTGAATTGTCCCACAGCATTTGCATAAATGATGTCATTGTTACCAACTTTTAGATTGTTGTTTGAATATAAACCATTAGCTAAAGTTGTAAGTGTCAATATACCCGTGTAATCACCGGGCACATCTACGCCGAGAAGAATTGTGTTAGCTGTGTTAGATTGTAGTGCTGTGATGTAGGGTAAATCTGTTATTTTTACTGTTGCCATTTTTTATATTCCTAGTGTTAGTACATCACCACTTTGTGTTAGTAATATGTCACCTGATTGTGTTGTTAAGAAAGGTGTTCCCGGAGATCCAACTGTATTGTAAATGTTCACAGTTGTTGATACTAGATTTCTGCCAATTGATAATAAAGCATTGCTATTTCCGAAAGAAGGTGATGGTGTCACAAACAAAGTATTATTTGCATACGAAACATAAGTGACAGTACCAGTGTAGTCATATGAAGCATTTGAATATAGACGAATGCTGTCACCAACAAATGCAATATCAGCTAATTTGTTCTCTACATTAGAGTACTCGCCGTTATTGATCAAATCATATTGATTTGTTATACTTGTAATATTTATTCTGTTGTTTGTGACAATGACATTTGCTATTGCAACATTTGCGAATCTCAAGAATATATTATCAGAAACAGTAACAGTGTTTGAAGTATGATTTACAGAAACAACTGTAGAGAACAGATTTGGTCCGTTTGTGTTTGTAACAGATATATAACTATTGACGTTAATGAATTCAGCAATGTTTGCACCGACTAATGCATCAAATTTAATTATGTTGTTACTTGGATTACTGAAAGAAGCGAATACTGTTGCATTTGAACCAGTAGTACCTGTGTAATAAGAAAGAGGTAGAGAGTTCGACTTGTAGTTGTTTTGAACTACATTTATTTTAGCGTCAGATTTCAGCGTATAAATTGGCTTTACTCTTGTTCCAGCTGGATGAAGAAGAGCATATAGAATTTCTTTGTATGCACTAAATGATTCTTGTACTTTCAGTTGATATGTGAAATTGTTGTAGTCTTCACTCTGTAGAACTTGGAAAGAACTAGGGAAACCGTCATCATTCAAATATTGACCAGCACCAATAATTAAACCGTTTAAAAACCTTGCAGTAGCCTGTGCTGCGCCGTTACCATATGTGCGGATACCATCTTTAAACAGAGGATTAAGACTTGAATCAAACGTGTTATATGTTGTATCTAGATCGAGATACAAATTCGCGCCAACATTTCTGTTTGTTATCTTTAGTTGCAGGTCAGTTTTTGTATTTGACGTATAGTTGTAAACTCTAAGTCTATATTTCGACTGTAATGGATCTACGTCACCAGAAACAAGAGAAATAGAATCGATATTTGCTTTGAAAACAAAACTATCAATGCTGGTGCCCTGATATATTATGTCATTGCTTGTCGGAATATTAGTTGGTGATACGTTTGTAACTATTAGATCACGAACTTTCAGTGATACTCTCGGCGCGGAAATATAATCTTCGCCAAAATTTGTAACGAGAATCGATGTGATAGCACCAATGCCTCGTTCATCGGGAACTGCTTCGAGTTGTGCGCCAACACCCAATACATTATTCACTCGAAGAACTGCGCCTGAGCCAGTTGCAGTAGCAACATTCAGTGTCGGTAAACTATCTGCTTTGTAGCCGATACCACCGAGTGGTGTGACAACTACTTTGTTTGAAGTGTTTGCATATCTGTAACTGACAGAGGTGATACTACCAGTTGCATTTACAGTGATGTTTGCATTTGCTCCGACGCCGCCGGCAGTATTTGAAAAGGTTATGTATTCACCTCCGACATAACCGGTGCCGGGCGTAACGATCTCAATGGGACCTAAAATACCAAGAGAGCCAAGTTTGCCTTTTAATCTTAAACTTTCTGTTGTTTCCGGGTCTGTTGTGTTGTATAATGACTCCGCCTTGACAGATGGTACCCCAATATACCCCCCTCCGCCATTATTAACAATAACAGATGATATCGGATATGTTGAGAAGCCCACAAATGTAAATGCATTCGCAAGAGAACAGTTTAGATTTGCATTGACGTTTGCGCCGAAGAATGTATAAACACCATCCAATCTTTTGTTCTGTGCTGCAGACGAAATGTAATCAGTTGGTATATAAGCTACGTTAATTGCCTCAGCAGGATCAACTGCTCCGACATTCGCAATTGCACCAGAACCACCGCCACCAATAAAAGTAATTAATGTGTTTGGATCTTCTCTGTAACCAATACCGCCTTCATTGACGTTAACAGCACGAATAGAACCTGACGTTGTTTCGAGAACATATGCTTCAGCACCAATTGGATTCACACTCTCGGGATTTAATCCACCATAGAAAACAACCGGGTCACCCGAGTAACCGTTTGCTATGTCTCGTGGTCGATACAATTGGCCACGTTTATTTGAATTTATTTGTACAGAAGATATAGAACCAATAATTTTAGCTCGAAGAGATGTTGCACCAGTTGTGTTTGCTGAGACAATTTCGGAATCTTTGAAATATAAAGTTTGATTATTGTTATCTACAACACGTACTGTTTCACCAGACTCAAATAGTCTTTCAATATTCGAAATGTAAAGTTCTATTCTTGTGCCAGTTCTTACACCTCTTTCAACTGTTGCAATTGATTTAGAAGACTCGCCGAATAATCTTAAATTTTGAATTGATAAGAATTGCTCATCTTCTGTGTCTAGTTTTAGGCTCTTTGAAACATACCATTTACCATCTGAAGCACGAAGTACAACATCTCTACTCAGAAAAACATCAGCATCAGAGTTGTATAATGCTCTGAATAAAAATTGATATGATGCAGGTGTACCCTTCTTCGAATATAATTCTCTTGCAACTTTAATTAGTTTTGTTTTATCAGCAAAACAATCTTGCGGAAAATTAGGAAGAAAATCATTTAAATAATAATCAATAAATTTGTTGTATGTGTATTCTTGACCGGTTTTAATTATGAAACCAGTGCCTGTTGTATATACACCATTAGGTATTGGATTCGTTGTATTAAATGTGAATGTGTCAGTTGTTACATTTGAAACTGTCCAAGTATTAGTTCCGACGTTGTTTAGATTCGCAAGTAATGTGTTTGCACCATAACTGTATATGTTATCATTTAAAGCAACTTCATGATAAGGTGCATAGACAATAACAGTATTTGAATTAGATACTGTATATTTTTTTGTATCAACTGTATTATCGTAATAATCAATATCAGAATAGTTTAATAACTTTTGTGTGCCGTATATAACACCTTGCTTATTGGCAGCAATGTTTTGTTGTTCCATCCATTCATAATATGCTTGGAGGAATGCAACAAAAGTCTGATAGTTCGTATCGGAACGAATAAACTCCGGTAACTGATACGGTATCTTGAGTGATGTTTTATTTTCGATTGTCATTATTGTGCAATGATTGTAACTTTAACGGCATCTGAATCAAAATCATCAAGTGCAACTATACGATTAAATGATGACGAAATAATTGTAGAGTCTGGAACTGCTGTGATTGTAAATAGACCTAAATCATTATTGATATCGATGGGTGCGAAATCATCCAATGTTACAACGCCTTTAGCGTAATCGATTGTTCCCGCGTTTGGATTTAATATTACTTTTACGTTATTGTTGTAGTAATAAGTGCGAAGTGAGCCGATAGAACCTTCTAGAACAGCAGTTGCGAAAGCAAGAGCACCAGTTGTATCGCCGCCTGCATTCGTAATCATAACGATAGCTTGTGTGTAGTTAAAACCTGGATTCGTTACAACGATGTTTGTGACTCTTCCTGCTGTAAGAACAGCATATGCTTCTGCGCCAGAGCCATCACCGGTGATTGTTACAGTCGGCGCTTTTGTGTAACCGAAACCCTGATTTAAAACGTTAATCGTAGCAACACCGCCGGAAGTTGTCGGAACTTCTTCAAAAAATACACCTTTTCTTATATTATTAGGTGCGTTTACGTCTGTTACGCTGAAATCTGGATAACTTTTAACACCAGCATTGAAGTAATTTCTTTTGATCTTTGTTCCGAAATTCAAAGTATATGTCGTCTTCGCGTTTAAAGTCGGATAAAACTTTTTCTGAATGCGAACATCCGATTCATTCGTTATGATTGCAAGATTTGTACTTTGTATTGTAGTAATGAGTGCTGGTGAATTGAACGTAGAATTGAATGTATTGAGTGTGGTCCTACCGAATGTTCTTATAGAAGATAAAACTGCTTCTTTTAATTGTCCTGCATTTAAAGTAGTTCTTTTTGGATTGTATAGAACTTTTGTATCGATTGTTACATACGTGTAATCTGGATCAACAATCGTTGGAACAACAGTCATAACACTGATCGGTTTTATGACTTCATCAATGATTCTTTCTTTTTGTGTTGGCGTAAGTGTGAAACCACCTGAAGGCTTGATAGCGCAGAATAGTTGCCCGTAAACTGGTGGATCGTTTTCTTCACCGCCCCAAACAGAAACTGAATCGACTGGGAAATTACCCGTATTGTTCTGAATTAAATAGATGTAATCTTCTTTAGTGACTGCTCTACCCTGTGCAGCGAAAGATTTAGGCGCTGCATATTTAATCGAGTCGATAGTTTCTCTATCAGAACCGTTCGAAGCAGGTGTTACTGCTTGTGTTACTGTGTTTGCAAAACCGGAGATAGTTTGTGAAAGAGTGAAAGAGTTAGCACCAAAAGCACTTGTACCGTTTGTTGTAATGTATGTTATGTTAACGACATTGTTGTGTACTAATGATTTACCTAGAATGTTGTCGCCGAAATATATTTCGTAATTGCCATCCATACCCTCTTGTAAGAAATATACTTTACTTGTTGGCGTTAAGCTGATATAATCTGTTTCTAATGTATATGTTTCGAATGTGTTATTTGAACTTGATTCTTGTACTGTAACGAGAAGTGTACTTGTGTCAATGTTTGTGTCTGGTATTTGAAAAATCTGTTTTGGATTTGTCAATGAGTTGTATGTGAAACTGAAAGAAGAGGGTATGCCTTGTGCAATTTCTATTTCTTGAAATAATGCTGTGTTCGCTGTCACATTTACAGTTGTCGAATCTGTCGTTACAAATGTGTAGTTTACGTCATCGATTGGTTCTGAGATGAAAGTTGTGAACTTAGGTATTGTAAGAGTCGATGTTGTTACTTCGTTTACTGTTAGATTTACTGTTGCTTTTGGTGCTACTGCTGATTTTGGCGTATAGTTTAGTAACTTTGCGTGTGATACTACTGAGTTTCTTTGTAGTGCTGAATCAAGGAATAACTCATTTGCTACCATGTTTAGGTAGTATGCGTTATATTGTGTGTTATATGCTAATAAGTCAACTAATACAGAAAGAGCAGAACCATCAAAGTCGTAATCTTTGAGTGTATCTTGTTGCTGTAGGAATGATTTTAAACTGTTCTTAATAGAACCGAAATCAAGATTTGTAATTTGTAGACCTGAGTTTGCTGATGTTGCCATTATCGTGTTCTCTTAAGCATTAAACTTATTTCGGTTGGTTGTGTATTATTTCCGATAAAAAATTCTAAAGAAACATCATAAGCATTTTTTTCTTCCTTTGCTATAACTGTAACATTTGACAAAGTTACTCTTGGTTCAAAATTGTTTATCGTGTTTTCTATAGAACTTTTCAGAGATTGTGTTGTAATTGAATCGATTGGTTCAAATAGTAATTTTGTCACGTTAGAACCAATTTCTGGTTGAAATGGTCTTTCATAGTTATTTGTTAATAACAAGTATCTAACAGCACGTACAACAGCCATTTCATCATAACTTAAAGCAATATCATTCTTACCAGGTGTTCTGGTAAAAGCAAAGTCTATGTCTGAATATCTTTTTGTTAATGATGGTGCTGGCATTTTATTATTTATAGTAGGAGTAAAATGACTTTTTAGAAATTAGGTTCTTGTGGAAAAAATTTTTGCGGCCGGAACGGAATTTCGAAATTTTATAATCTCTCTAAAAGTTTGGGTGTTCCTATGTAGTTTTTGTATAAGTAGTCTTCAGTCTGTCCCATTTTTGAAAAACCTTTGAGTGAAGAATACTCGGAGAGTAGATTTCTCGAATTTGCGTAAAAATTCAAATCTTGAGACATTGTATTGAGAATGAATGTGTTTACATTGTTTATATCAGAGACGATTTGAGTTATTTGACCCACTGTGAGACTGCTTACACCACCAGTAATACTTGTGTTGACGGTAGTTGCATCAACATTAAGAGTATTAGCCATATTTGAAAATGTGTTGTATGTGAGAATTGAACCCAAACTACCAATCATCACAGCATTGTTTGAAACATCATCACTCTGATAGACGAGATATGAAAGTATTTTACCTATGCCAATAACGCTTTCGAGATATGGTTGACTTACATTTTCTGTGTTTGCTCCGGTAACACCAGATAGGCGATCGGTATGTTCACGATAATAAATTACATTATTGCTTTTTATCAAATTATTCGCTGCGGTTTCGATTGAAACAAGTTCGACTATTCCTGTTGTATTTGCAATAATTGATTCAAGTGATACTATAATACTATTTGCACTGTTCGAGACAGGATTGTACAAATAACCATTTGCAGCATTGTTAGCCATGTCTTCAAATTGCCACGGTTCTAGAAGAGCCGGCATCGAATTCATACTATTTAATGTTCCACTTGAATAAACGATTGTTTCATTTTCAAGTGAACTAGGAAACCCTAAACGATCAAAAATACCATAATTTGGCACGATTAAGCCTCCAACATAGGACTGAACGGAGTGCCCGTAACACCTTTCGGTGCTGGGTGCGTGTGTATGTTATAGATACCGGAATTTATTACGTCACCCATTAGAACTGAAGTCATAATTCCGAATTCGCCGGTAGGTGCTGCTACGTTTACTGCAGCGTTAACGTAACCGAGTGACGATATGCCAACTCCAGCTTGTATTGTACCTGAGCATATGATTTGTTGCGGTATGGCTATAGGCACACCAATTGATAGTCCACCTTCAAGTGATACGAAGCCTAATTTACCAGCACTTACACCTTCCAATGCATCAATACGTCCAGATGAAGTGATTTTCTTTGCGGTAACTTCGCCATTAACGTTCAAGTCGCCATCGAAATAAACACAGTCACCTACTGTAAGTGTGAGTGAACCGGTTATATTTGGTCCTGTTTTAATATCAATAAAACTGCCTGATGCGATGTTTAATGCTTGATCTATAACTTGTGTGTATGTTCCCTTTACACGAAGTTCATAGTTACCGTCAATTTGTTCAATTTTATCACCCTGAACGTGAATATTTGCATCACCTAGTATTTCAATGTTGCATTTACCTTGAATGAGTACATTCTTGTCTTTAATTGTAATTTCGTAACCATCACCGAAAACTTTATGAACTTCGTCACCGTTTGGATGCATTTCAATGAATGTTCCAGTGCGATGTGTGAGGCGAATTCTTTCGCGTTTTGGCGTATCATCCAATTCGAATGAGTGACCAGACTCAGTGATCGTCGCATTGTTATAAGGATAAATTGGCTGATATTCGGTGTTTGCTGCAGATTGCGGCTCTACCCATCCTGAAAAAAAATCTGGTTTTGTTGTCATGGTGATGAACTATTCGCTACGTTGAATGCTTCTACTGAATATTGACTAATGACAACATTCGTATTCGGATAAATCTGTTCATAATAAAGAAGCAAATTGTTTGCATCTTCACTGCTTGGTGATGTTATATATGATATGAAATTATTTGGTAGAGCTATCGATCCGTTTGCTGTGTTTGCTGTATTTTGTACACTGTTTACAACTTGTTCCGTAGAATTAGCTAAATCATTAAAAACATCAACTAATGGGCCGGCAAGAGTTTCAGGAATACTTTTAATTTGACCAACTGCACTGTTAATTGCACCCAAAAATGTGGATAAACAATTTTTAAGTATAGCAATGATTCTTTCTGGTAAAGAAAGTATATATTCAATGATTTGTTTTAATTGAGAAACTAATTCGACTACCATTGCTGCGATTTCAACATATTCTGCAATTTTTCTTGCATAATAATTCACTTTTCGAAGAATATCTTGTATTACAGAAAATGCTTTTGCTATTTGACCGCTTGGGTCAAGATTCAAAGATGCAATTATACCGTTTTTAACGAGTCTGATAGCATCTGAAATTTTAGTTATGATTGCTCGAATAATAAAAGCAGCTTTATTCTTACCATTTTTAATCGCATTCTTTATGATTGTAATTGGATTCTCAGAGAAATCTAAACCTAATCCTGCAAAATCAATTAAGAATTTAAAATCACATGAATGCACTGATTGTTCATTTGCAATTTGAAGTGTTGTTCCGGCAACACTGTAAGTTGTAGTTGGAATTGTTGGAAATCCAACTCTACTTACTAACATAGCAGGTGCGGTAACTTTTTCGATAACTGTTTTAGAACCATCAACAATTTTAGCAACAATTACATCTGCTGCTGTTGCGTTTGATATTGGTTTTGCTATTTCACTCTTTGGTACTGGATTTCTGTAATATTTCGATTCTGCTGAAAAACCAATACCTTCTCTCGGTGGTCTCTGAGGCACACCGGGTATTGAACCCATAATCACTGGCACTTGTGAGCTTGCACCGTCCATGAAAAAGCCGCAAACATAAGAACCTTCTTTAAAATATGAAGATGTTTTAGAACCTCCACCAGTTACCGAGTACATTGTTTGTGCCCACGGTAAATCTTCTGTTGGAATTAAATTCAAATTTTCCGTATGTAAACCAAAGATTCGTACTCTCGAACGTCCAGCTTTATTTGGATCTTGTATATCTTCTACAACACCAATCCACCAATTGAAGCCGTCTTGACCTAGAATGTTTTCGAAATTTTCTTTTTGTATCATTTTTCACCTCTTTTTGCTGCTGCAAAATCAGGATTTGTTTCAGTTGATGGAAAATCACTTGAAAAACTATCTTTTGCAACTTCAAGAATTGTTTCATATTTTAAGTTTATATCTATGACATGTCTAACGCCAATGATTAAATACTTACCTGAGTTGAATAAACTCTTTTCACTTTTATTTTCTTTTTTCGTACCGTCTTTTGATATGTTTGATGGTAAATTTACTTCGATAATTTTACCGACTGATAATTGCGGATCACCAGTAACCAATAGTCTTACTCTAGAATATGAAGCAAGTTTTATCTGTGCAGTTCTAAATGGTATAAAAACTTCTGCCATGATATCGTTTGCGACACCGGACGGATCATTTTTATACCATTCCGCAAATCTTACTCTAAAATTAGAATTAACTGTTTTGAAAACTCCATCATAATTTTCATTTGGTTTTTTACCTAGTCTATTTTCTATAGAACCAATTATCGGTGAGTTGTTTAGAGTGTTTGTTGAATTGAAATATTTTGTGTAATCGAAAGTCACATCTTTATAATCTTGTGTGAGTGTGTTCACCACTCTTACTTTGTTTGCGAGTACGCCGCCACTGACTGCATATAGTGAATCAAATGTATCCAAATATTTGTATGACTTTATGTTATTGAATGATCTTGTTAATTCAGTTGTTTTATTGAAAAGGCCGGCATTATTCGGATTATAGGAATATTCAGAATAAGGCACTTTTTCGTATAATTTTTGAAGAGAAAGAAAATTAAAACCATCTTGATTTTCATAGAACAAGTAGTCGGCACCTTCTTTACCAAGTGGTTGTGCAACGTTGATGAGCCAGTTTATGGCTTCAAAAGGTTTTTTGTTAGGCACAATTAGATCGTATAATCCATCAGAATCATCAACATTAATTCTTTTTTCTGGTATTTTCAAATAGTTTTTCAATATATCTTTAATGATCTCACTTATTTGTTTATTCTTATAAGATTTTAGTACTCGGATTTGTTCTGAAAGAAATAATTCTTCAGAACAGAAATGCAATGTATACATTTCTGTGTTATTATTTTCTAGTGTTCTTTCACCAACTCTGTATACTCTGAAATAACGATAAAATTCTGCTTTATTATTAATACTTTCGTTTTTATTGAATACTAATTTGATGTATTCATTGCCGCAAAGCTTTAAACCTTCAATTAACGAGATCGAATCTCTTATGAGTATGTGACCAGATGTACTGCAATTGAAAATGTCTTCGAAATAAGATATTTCAATGATCATAGTCTTCAAACTGAATGTTTGAACAGGCGTTATTAGATTAATTTCTGTTAACGCATAGCTATCTATTACTTTCGTGCCTTCGAAAGTATTCTTTACATTATCGAGTTCAACATAATTAGACATAAAATTAAACACCCATTACTGTCTGAAATACTTTTTCAAAATTTGGTACATAAGATGAATTTAACAATTTAATAATT